TGACAAAGAGCATTGAAGGTAAAATCCTCAAGACCGACGACGAACAGCGTCTGGTCTATGGTTGGGCCTCAGTAGTAACCGAGAACGGTGAAGCTGTAGTAGACCGCCAAGGGGATGTTATCGAAGCTGACACTCTTGTGAAAGCTGTTAACGAATTTATGGAGCATGTGCGGGTTGGCAAGGCTATGCACACAGGGGAGCAGGTTGGTGTAGTAGTACACTCTCTCCCGATCACTAAAGAAATTGGTGATTCTCTTGGTATCCAGTCTGATCGTGAAGGATGGGTCGTTGCTTACAAAGTATTCGATGATGCTGTCTGGGATATGGTCAAATCTGGTGAACTCGCTGCGTTCTCTATAGGTGGACGTGCTATTAAGGAGGAAATCTAACTTTGCCTAATCTCCTAAAAAACTTGCACCTTGAAGAACTTTCCCTAGTGGATCGTCCAGCCAATGCTCAGGCAATGGTTAGTCTCTTTAAGCGTGACAATTCCGAAGAGGAAATTACTAAAATGAATGAAGAAATGGAAGCCAAAGTAAAGGCATACATGGATGACAAGGGCTGTGGACGTGAAGAAGCTATGAAAGCTCTCGACATGAAAACAGAAAAGGCTGAAGAGGCTTCTGAAGAAGTTGCTGAGAAAGCTGAACCTGAGTTTGATGTAGAAGCACTTAAAGCTGACTATGACCGTGTAACTGCTGAGAACGAAACTCTTCGCAAGGGTCTTATCGAAGCTGGCTACGTTATCAAAGCTGATGCTATCGAAAAGAAAGCTGAAGTTGAGATGATGGAAGTTGAAGGCGAGATGGTCGTTAAGTCTGACATCCCAGCCCCAGTTCTTAAAGCACTTGAAGCTGCTGATGTAGCCAAGCGTGAACACGAAATCGAAAAAGCTGACATTGAGTTGACTAAACGTGCTGGTGATACTCTCCCACACTTTGCAACTGATGTAGCTAAATCTCTCGTAGCTAAGTTCTACGAAGATGAAGCAATTATGGAAGCTCTTAAGGCCGCTGATGCAGCTTTTGAAGCAGCCATGCAAGAATTTGGTAAGTCTGACGTAGACGGCGAGTTCGCTACTTCTGCCGACAAACTAGATGCACTCGTAAAGTCCTACATGGACGACAACCAACTGAAAAAGAGCGATTACCACAAGGCTTATGCTGCTGTAGCTAAGACCGACGAAGGTAAGACACTCATTAATAAATCCTACAAAGGGGAATAATCATGGCCGTTATGCAATCTCGTGATAACCGCACATTCATTGCTGGGGAAGACCTATCCGCAGCACAATTCAAATTCGTAACTCTAGAAGCTGACGGTCAAGTTGATCTTGCAGATGCTGCTGGTGAAAACGCTATCGGTGTTTGCCTAGTAGGCGCTGCTGCTGGTAACGCTGTGACCGTATGTGTCTCAGGTTCAGTAATGGTAGAAGCTGGTGGCACGATTGCTGCTGGTGCTGCTGTACAAACTGGTGCTGATGGCACTGCTTTGGCTGCTGCAACTGGTGATGTTGTACTTGGTTACGCCCGTGAAGCTGGTGTAGATGGTCAAATCATCGAAATCGAAATGATCCAAGGCGGCAACGTAGCAGCCTAATCTAGCATTTAAAGGAAATTATAATGCCACTATTGACCCCATCCGCAGTACATATCGACCAACCGTTGTCAAACTTGACACTGGCCTATGTACAAGAGCAAACAAACTTTGTTGCTGATAAAGTATTCCCAGTTGTTGGTGTACAGCGTCAGTCTGACAAATACTACATCTATGACCGTGCGAACATGAACCGCTCTGGTGACGTTAAGAAACTAGCGCCACGTACAGAAGTTAACCGCATTGGCATGGCAATCTCCAACGCTGCTTACTATGCTGACGTATATGGCATCGGCATGGACTTCGACGAGCAAACTATTGCTAACGAAGATGCTATGTTGGAAGTTCGTGCAGCAGGTGCGCAAACACTTATCAACCGTGTCTTGATTGAGCGTGAAGAGCAGTTCGCTTCCTCATTCTTCTCAGCAGGTGTATGGACTACTGACGTAACTCCAGCAAACTTGTGGTCTGACTACACAAACTCAACACCAATTTCTGATGTAACTGCTGGTCGTCGTACCATGCAACTTAAATCAGGTGGCTTCAAGCCAAACACAATGGTTATTGGTAAAGAAGTTCGTGACGTTCTGATTAACCACCCAGACATCCTTGCACGTTTGAACGGCGGCGCAACTGTAACAAACACTGCTTTGATTACAGATGCTAAGTTGGCTGAAATCTTTGAAGTAGAAAACCTCTACGTCATGGAAGCTGTCAAGAACGGTGCTGTAGAAGGTCTAGCAGAATCTAACGCCTTCATCGGTGGCAAGAACTGCTTGTTGGTACACACACCTCGTGCATCAGGTCTTATGACACCAGCGGCTGGTTTGACATTCGCTTGGAACAACATTCCAGGAGTTAACAACTTGGGTATCACAGTAGAGTCATTCTCTGACGATGCTTTGAAGCGCCAGCAAGTTGCAGAGCATATTCAAGTTAAAATGGCATACGACATGAAAGTCGTCGGTGCTGACTTGGGTTACTTCTTCGAAGACGTAATCGCTTAAGCTACTTAAACTAAAGGGGAACCCTGAGCATAGTCTTGGGGTTCCACCCAATCATAAAAGAACATAACAGTATTCATATAATGGAGAGTCCTATGCACCCCACACACTTGGGTTGGCAGGTCGATTGGCCTGTATTCGTTAAGCTACCTTTGTTAGCTGACAGTAAGAATTGGAAACGTGGAGAACACTTTAACTGGTTAGAGCGAGGTATGCAGCAAGATAAGATTGCTACACTGTACGCTTCTGGTTATTTGTACCACAACACAGAACTAGAGGTTCAGAGTAAAGTTGGAGATCGACTATCTGAACTAGCAGGAAAAGAACTAGAGACTTTAGTTAACCTCCTTAATGCTGAGGTTAAGTCTCGTACATCAAGTACCGCAGAGTTTGAGACTAAGAAGTGTAAGAAGTCTAAGATTGATGATAAGCAACGTGGTCTTGTTCGTCGTTTCTTAAACAGCAACCGCTGGGTCACAGAAGACTTCTACGAGATTAGAGACAAAATTCTAGACTAATAAAACCTATTTGGAGACGACTATGAGTTGGTCATATGATCCCACAGACTTGGATACTACTACGGCTTCTGGTCGTCTCAACACAGTTAGACTTTTAGTTGGTGATACTGATACTATCGACCAACAGGTACAAGACGAAGAGGTTACGTTTGCTCTTTCTGAGAGTGGCAACAACGTGTACTACTCTGGTGCTTGGATTGCCCGTGCTATTGCCTCTAAATACTCCCGACAAGTTACTACGCAGCTTAGTGGTGCCTTAAGTGCTGACTACTCCGACTTAGCCAAGCAGTATAAGACCCTAGCAGACAGCTTAGAGTACCAAGGTAAGACAGCAGGTGCTTCGGTAGGTGTATTAGCTGGAGGTATCACTAAGAGCGGCATAGAGGCTGTGAGAGCTAACACTAATCGTGTTGAAGGCTCTTTCCGTAGAGATCGTTTCAAGAACCCACCGAGCTATCAAACCCCAGAGTATGAATAAGGAGTAAGACATGTCATTTCGCTCCTTTGACTTACTTAACCTCGTAAGAGATTTTGGTGAAAGCCTTACTCTACGGAAGGTTACTACGGCTGGTGCATATAACCCAGCTACAGGTGCTGTAGATAACTCAGCCACAACAGACTACACTGTCACAGCTTACCTCTATGATTATAACGTAGGTGTTCTTGCTGGTAATGATGAGGTAGTACGTGGTAGACGTAAGTGTGTTATCTCAGCTTTAGGACTAGCTGCTGTCCCTGACTTCGATGACCTTATTATTGGTAGTGGGGATGCTGTAAAGATTACTTCTGTTATCTCAATCTTCTCTAATGGTAGTGCTGTAGGTTACATCTGTGACGTGGGAGAATAACCCATGAAAAGCAAAACGGTTAAGGTCATGCCATCTTTCTACAAGAAAATGGAGCAGCTTGAAGTTGAGATAGAAGATGCACTCAAGAGTAAGCTGATGAGAATTTCTAGTGAAGCTGTTAACTTTTCACCCGTAGATACTGGTTCTTATGTAACCTCCTTCTCAATTTCTACTGGTGCTGGTCGCCCAAGAGGTAGGTCATCTGACAATAAACCTAAAGGTCAAAACGAACAGTCTATGAAAGACTTGGGTTATGACCAGTTGGTGTCAGACATAAACAAATTAGACTTGTTAAACACAACTAGCTTTACTTTTAGAAATGGCTCTCCTCATGCAGAGGCTGTAGAACATGGTAAAAATGCTAGTGATGGTACAGGTAAGACTTGGGCCAAGTCGAACATGTCTGGTGGATATAAAGTCTTCGCAAAGATAAGGAACTTACATGGCTAGTATCCAGAATGATATTCGGGCCGCACTTGAGAGCCACTTAGCTGGAACATCAGGTCTCCCCTCAATAGCCTATGAGAACGTAGCCTTTGAGCCAACAACAGGTACTAGCTTCCTTAAGGTTCAGTACCTCCCTACAGCTACACGACCTGCTGTAAGAGGATTAAACCCGCAGTTAAGATACCAAGGTATTTTTGCTGTAACAGTCTTCACCCCCGAAGGTAAAGGTCCAGCGGCAGCAGACGACTATTCAAATAAAGTAATAGACGCCTTCGCAGCAACTACTGACATCTCGTTTACGAATGGTGATGCAGAAACAATTAAAGTGTCTATTGACTACGCTGAAAGACAGCAAGGTATTATAGATAGTCCTTGGTACTTTGTTCCGATCAATATCGGCTGGTACATCTACAAATAACTTCCTATAGGAGAAACATTATGGCCTTTGCACAGGGTTCACGCTCCAGTCTGTCTTTCATCGTAGAATCTACGTTTGGTACGACACCTGCTGGCAACTTCACTAACCTTCCTTTCAGCACACACTCTCTTAACCTAACTAAAGATCGTGTAGCTGGTAACGACATCCAAGCTGACCGTATGCCTCGTGTAGACCGTCACGGTAACCGTCAAGTAGCTGGCGACATTGCAGTTGATCTACGTGATGCTGACTACGATGCTTTCCTAGAATCAGCTATGCTTAACACTTGGGCTACTGACGTACTAAAGGTTGGTACCACACCTAAGTTCTTCTCTATCGAAGATTATGCTGCTGACATTGACCAATCTCGTGTGTTCACAGGTTGCTCAGTCTCAAGCATGGCTATTTCCCTCGCCCCTAACCAGATGGTAACAACTACCTTCAGCATGGTTGGTAAGGACATGGTTATCAGTGGTACAGAGAAGACACAAGATGCTGCCTCTGGTGCTGCTCCATTCGATGCTTACTCAGGTGACATTGCAATCGGTAACGTAGGCGGTTCTTCTGCTGTAGCTATCGTAACTAGCCTAGACTTCACACTGAACAACTCTTATGCACCCACATTCGTCATTGGCGATGATAGCGCACCTTCCCTTGAGTATGGTCGTGCAGAAGTTGAAGGTACACTAACAGCTTACTTTGAAGATGCGTCTTTGATTAACCGCTTCTTGAACGAGACTGAAACTGAGATTGAAGTATCTGTAGATGATCCTACAGGTGGCAACTCTTACACATTCTTGTTCCCTAAAGTTAAAATTAACTCTGCTGATGTTGGTGTCGATGGCCCAACTAGCCGCATGATCTCTATGTCCTTTGTTGCTCTGTATGATGCGACAGAAGGTACTAACCTTAAGATCACACGCCCAGCATAAAAGAATACCTAGCTAGGTACGTGGAGGCTCTGAGTCGGGTCGGGGTCTCCACACTTTAACCACCCGACATAATCCCCTGACAAACCCATAAAGGAAATCCCGATGGACCTTAAAGACCTGACACCGAAATTAGACGATATTGTTGTAGAGATCAAGCACCCAACTACAGGTGATATTCTTAAGAATGACGATGGCACACCAATGACTATTACAGTCCTTGCGCCTCACTCTAAAGAGTATAAGAAGCTGCAACATGAGCAGATTAGCAAGCGACTAAAGAAAGCACAAAAGAGTAAGTCTCAAGACGTTGACTACTCTGACATTGAAGAGGCTACCCTAGAGGTTCTATCTAAAGCTACGAAGGCTTGGGATATTACATTCGGTGGAGAGAAGCCTAAGCTGTCTGTCGCTAAAGCTAAGAGCATTTACGATGAAGTGTTCTGGATCAAGAACCAGATTGAGGAAGAGGTATCTGACTCGCTGGATTTTATGAAGGTCTGATTTGTGAGTTAGTTGAGTGGGCTGAACACCAGTTCAATCTCAACAAGCCAGATCAGAACGGAACTACAGAACGAGAACATCTTGAACAAGTAGAGAGGCAGATTGGACGTAGAGTAGAAGCATTGGAACCCCCGACACCCTTCCCTGTGCTACTATCCCATGTCTGGTCTGCCTTTATTAGTTTAAGCTCCAGCAGAGGTTCGGGCATGAATGGCCCATTACCTATAAGCTACGAGCAGATTAAGGCTTGGAAAGAACTAACAGAAACATCTATCTCGCCTTGGGACATTGAGGCTATTAAGAGACTTGATTTAGAATACTTGAGG